CATATCATATTAAAAGTTCTGAAACTAACGATGTTAAACTTATCAACGAAGTTATACTTATGGGTAGACCGGGAACTACAAATCAAACATCTGAATTTACACCAACACAAGGAATAAGAAGATCACTTAGAAGAAATATATTACAAATAGATGTAAATAATAACTTGGCAGAATTAGCTGTTAAAATGAGATTGGATTTACAGGGTGGGAATATTATAAAAGATGTGGCAGAGATAAAGTACCTAATACAATCATCTTCACCAGTACATCATGTAAGATACAATCACACAGTAAAGGTAAGTCGTAAGAATGGATTTAATGATAGTATAACATTTTCCCCAGCAAGAGGCGGGGATGATTTCTTTGAAGATGTTAAGACTGTAAGACAGTTAGAATATCACTATCCATCAGGTAAAACAGTAATAAAGGTCGGGGAGAACGATATTGATTACTTTGATGATATTGTAACTTCAACTAGAATATCAGACGGATTAATAGATACTACACTATAGTTTTTGTACTTCTTTTAATACCTTAGCCCATGTAATAACGTCAGGCACTCTAAGATTTTCCTCTATTTTTGATAATATCTTATTAGTATTTAAAACATTTTCATTCATTTCTTTTAACAGTCTTTCTACTTCCGCAAACATATAAATACTCTGTAAGCCACATATTTATGTGTTTAAACATATAAAAACTGATATAATAAGACCATTTGCCAAGACAGACCATGATGAATCGGGACATTATTATATAACAGATATGGGTAAAAGATACCCTAGTATTACCACAGTCTTAAAATTACTTGATACTAAGGAATGGTATGGTTATTGGGTTACATCTATTGCTAAGAAAGAGAAAATTAGTGAAACACAGGCTAAGGTTAGGTGTAAAGAGATAGGTGATAACTCTATAAAAATGGGTAACATGATACATAAATATGCAGAGGATTTTCTTAACAATGCAAAATATGTAATATTACGTTCTGATAGTAAAGATGAAATTGAAGGTATAAATCCAGCTACATTATTCCAACCACTAATGATACATCTAGCTTCTGCCATGACAATAGGTAATGTATATGGAGTAGAGAAGGAAATATACAGTGATGATTTACAATTAGCTGGAACTGTTGATCTAGTAGCAGAATATGAAGGTGAATTAAGCATAATTGATTTTAAGAACAGTAGAAAACCAAAGAGTAAGTCAGAATGTGCAAAGAAAGATTACTTTGTTCAACTATGTGCATATGGTAAGATGTGGGAATTTTGTACTGGACAAAAGATAAAACAAGGTGTGATATTAGTTATATCATGGGATGGTAAAGTAAAAGCACATAAAGTAAAATTAGAAGATTATGAATTAGACCTTATGACCAAACTTGTACTCGTAGAACAACAACAAGCCTTAAATACTACATAGCAAACCTTTATATATGGTCAAACTGATCAAGAAAAAGGATCTAAAGACAGGCATAGTTAATTTAGAGATAGATAAACGTACTTTACCGCAAAAAAAACCTAAAAATGTTAAAGACTTAAATTATGCTAGAAATTTACCGCCTGAGTGTAACGGGTGTCCGTTTAGACCTATTGAAGAAGGTGGAAATGGTATATGTACTGAGTATAAAAAAGATTCTTTATGTGTAATTAGAAAGGATATTGCTAAACTTGTGGATCATTATGGTGGTAGAACACTTGATTTAATGGAAGTAGAGTTTCATAACAACTTTGAAAAATTGATGTTCTTTGAGAAATTGGAAGATTATAAAGGAGAACTAAATCCTGAAGTTACCAAGCGTATAAACTCGTTGAATAACTTGGGAAAGGTAATTAATGAGATTAAGACTAAAAGAGAGACAGTAGAAGTAACCGAGAAACACACACTGTCACAGGATGAAATACATGAAATAGCACGTACGGTAAAACTAACAAAGGAAATATTCGATGAGTCTTAGAAAATTACCTGACATGGATAATATATTAGATCCTGTCAAATACGCACAAGAACTGGTAAAGTGTGCCAAATCATGCTCTTACTTTATAAAAATGTTTACGGGTTTTAATGTGTTTGACTATAACAAGGCTTTCCTAGATTGTTATGATAGATTCATTGTATATAGAACAGGTAGACAGGTGGGTAAATCAACCAACGCAGGGATTAAAGCAATTCATTTTGCCTACTTTGCTCCACTGTTTGCTAGTAATATAGATACAGGTGTGGCTAATGTAGTTATAGCCTCACTATCTAAAGATCAAGCACATTTAATCTTATCAAAGATTAGTGAGTTCTTACACATGAGTCCTACACTTAGTAAGAAAATTAGAAACGAAATAAAGACACAGATTACATTAGAATGGTATGATGGTACAGGTGTAACTAACTTTATAGTAAGACCTATAGGAGATACTGGTGATTCACTCAGGGGATTTACAGTTCACTTTGCTATACTGGATGAGGCAGCTTATATACCAGAAGTAGTTTATAACGCTTTCCTACCTAGTACAGTTACAACAAAGCCTCATATACTTTTAACAAGTACACCAAAGGGAAAAGCGGGACAATTCTTTGTGTCCTGTATGAAATCACACACAATATATGAACACGGAAATCCTACAATACTGCATGATGATAAAGAAAAATATCCTTGGACACAGTTTCACGTAACAACATTTGATAATCCTATGGCTAAAGACGATCCACAAGTGCTTAAACTAATAGGTGGTACTACAAAGGCAAGTGAGAGACAGGAATTATATGGTGAGTTCTTGGATGGTGGTAACTCACTAATACCTTATAACCTATTACAAGAGTCACTACAGCCTGAAAAACAAAGGGTTACAGAGTTTGAATACTATGAGGCTGGTGTAGACACAAGTGGTAAAGGTGCAGATGAGACAGTTGTTACTATTGCGGGAATTAGAAATGGTGTTGTGTATCCAGTAGAATGTTATACAGAATTAACAACAGAACAACCATCACTAGCTAGAAAATTAAAACAATTTAACAGGATATATGGATTAAGAAGAGTATATATAGATGAAACCATGAATATATACGGTATTAACTTCAAGTCTGACAAGACTGACCTATATGTTAACCTAGAACGTTTATTTGAAGAACGATTAATAAATCTATCTCTTTTAGAGGACTTTCACAAGGATAAGATGGCTGATCAACTGTCATATATGTACTGGGATCATGGTAAATACAAGGATCAACTGGCTAAGGTTCGTAGTCAACATGCTGACGACTACAGTGATAGCCTCGCTTTAGTAGCTTATGGACAACAAAAAACGGAGTTTATGAGAGATGTTGGTGACATATTTACACCAGAATATAGTGGGGAGTACGTTGGTGGATGATACCAATATATTTAAATATGAAGTATATTAACATTTAATATGCCTGATAAACCTATTGAGAACAAGGACACAGAAGAATGGATTACTATAGGTGGAAAGAAAATGCGTGTTGATGCGGGAGAAGATAAGGAAGAGCTGACTAGGGAAAAAATGCCTAGTGCTAGGGGAGAAAAAGAGTCAAATACAAAAGAAGCTCAAAAGGCAGTTTATAAGAAAAGATTCGATTTAATTAAGTCACCGTTTAAACCAAGAGATGAAGTTGTTTTTGCTGAATATGAAAAATCAGGGGTTATTGCTGGCATTGAGGGAGAAAGTGTTAAAATACTATCAAATAATAGAGTATATCCAGTTTTAAAAAATCACGTTTTTAAAAAATCAGAACTTTTAAAAGATGTCCATTGGGACACAATGACAAATGTAGACAGAGCATTAATTTTAAAATCCTCAAATCTACCAACTTTTTATTACAAACAGAATTGGGGTAATCTTGATTATAAAGTAAGAGAACAATTACTAAAGAATGTATCCCCAGCTGGAACTACCACAAGTACAACTGGTATTCATAACCCTATTTATAATCCTATTAATGAAGAAAAGACAGTAGATAGTAGAATTAAAGAAGAAATGGAAAGACAACATAAAGACAATGGTGGAAAAGATGAAGGTGTTAAGAAAACAGAAATGCCACCAGAGACAGAAAAGGAAAATCCAAATAGGGTTTCAACACCAATTAGTATATTAAAATCTCAGAAAAAACGTCTGAGAAAATATGCACAACC